ACCATCCGCAGTTCGATATACAAGGAATCGCTACGAAAGCTTTTAAGTTAGACTTTCCGTTGCAATTTCAGAAGCAACTTGATTATGAAATGTCTCGAAGGTCTTGAGATTTTTTACGGGTCCTTCCGGGGTTGTGATGGTGTGGGTGTATTCGAACCGCAAGCTCTCGCTAGCGAGTGTCAAAAAAAAGGGGTTACAAACCCAGTGCCTGCCTAGGATTTGACGGTTTTTGGCATTCGCATAACGACTTGCGTAACCTGCCCTGTTACCGCGTAACGCCGTTTACGGCTAGCCTGTACCAACAGTTACAGGGTTTCAGTGGCAGAGCCGACCATCGTCAACAAGATCGAGCTATGGCCGATCGAGCGGGTCAGGCCAAACCCCCGCAACCCCAAAGTGCATACCGATGCCGCGGTTCGCGAGCTGGCGGACTTCATCGAAGCCGTCGGCTTCAATAACCCCCTAGGCGTCAACAGCAACGGCAACCTCCTGAAGGGGCATCGCAGCCTGCGGGCGGCCAAGCTACTGGGCTTTAGGAAAGTGCCGGTCGTCGTCCTGGATCACATGACCCAGGAGCAGCGACGGGTCTATGCGCTGGGCGACAACCAGATTGCGCTGACATCACCGTTCGACACCGATCTGCTCCGTGAGGAGCTGCTGGATCTCCGCAACCTTGGGGTCGAGTGGGATCTGATGGGGTTTGGTGCCGAGACCATCAACGGCCTGTTCACCATGCCGGAGACCGCGGCGGACCCAGAGCCGGAGCCCGAGGACGAACCGGAACCGGAGCGGGGACAGCCGCTGGCCATCGTGCTGCAGCCCGATGAGCTGCGCCGCTGGCGGGGTGTCAAACGAGCGCTAGGGCTCAGCCTCGACCGTGCCGCTCTGCTTCGCCTGGTGAATCTTTTCCTGGAGCAGTCCGATGGCTGACGGGATTCGAGCCCTGAAAGGCGAGCTTCTCTGGCGGCCAGAGCCGCTTGAGCTCTCGATGAACTGGTGTGGGTTTGATTGCCCTTATTGCTACGCCAACGCACGCAAGCCTAACCGTGTAGTTGATCTGCCGCAGATTATGGGCCTGTTGGCCAACTTTCGAGAGCGTGAAACACGGGAAGCGAAGCTACTGCAAATGGGCTATCCGGTTATTGCAAGCAATCACGTTGATGTATTCGCAGGAACAAATGCCGAACAGTTTGAGCCGATATGGGAAGCTTGTGTAGCGCAAGACGTCCCTATTGTTTGGCAGACAAGGGGAGCGCATAGGCCGCAACGCAAGATCCTGGACAGGGTTATCAGGGAAACACCGCGTAGCATTTGGTACATCTCCATTCCGATGTGGGACGATGATATTAGAAAAAGGGTCGAACCCAAGGCGCCACCTATCGGCTATCGTCTGGAGTTGATTCAGCAACTCGTAGAAGCGGGGCACCCTGTTGTGGTTGGCATCAATCCCGTGTGTGTTGATTGGCTACCAGATTATGAGCCATTGATAGACAGGATCAAAGAGCTTGGCGTGTTTGGTGTTTGGCTTAGTGCTTTGTACTTTGGGCGAACGTTTGGTGAATCATTAACCCAGGAAAAAGTGGACAGAATAACACCTGAGTTAATCGATAGGGCAGGATGCAGGGGGAGTAAGATTGATCACGCTCACATTACCGCTGCTGTTGAATATGCGGAAGCGGCAGGGCTTGCCACGTATTACCACGCTTCAGATAGACCATCGACGCTATTTGATTGGTGGGATCAAGTTTACGGCAAGACAATGCCGATGATTCAACAGCTTATCAATCAAGCGCATGAGCGGTATCTAGGGGAAGAACAGGACTATATTACAATCCAAAAAGACGAGGCTATATCCGCTATGTCAGAACTACCTGCAGGTTTTAACTATGGGCCATTCTTTCATTCTGATGTAAAGCAATTTAGAATGATGGCGGGATTGCCCGCTGGCGCTTCGCTGCCTAAGTTGAATGCCGAACAGTTTTGGGATTTCCTATGGAACTCTGAATACTTCTCCGCCAAGATGGGGCCATTAAGTTGTAGGTGTTTCGCCTACGCATCGGTGAAGTTCGGCAAGGATATTACGCCAATCTATGACGGGGAAGACAGGGTAATGGTTTACCGTCCTGGCGGCTTTAAGCATCGCTACGCTCACACTCCCGACCTGGCGGAATGATTACCTATACTGAATCGGAGTACGGTCTCTTTTCATGGCCTATTACTACGGCAACGCCAACCGTCCTGGCGGCGGCGGCGCTTTCGAGCGTGGCAAGGGCGGTCAACTGCGCCCAACCACCCAGGGCCGAGAGGCCCGCGCTGCGTTCCGCAATCGCCAATCCAGAGAGCGATTTGAGCGGACGGTTAAGCGACTCGGGTTCTAGGGCTAACGCCTGGGGGTTCGCGTGAACCTCCAGGCCTACGCCAACCACCGCAAGGCCCGTAACCTGATTGGCCAAACTCGCGTCAGCGTCCTGCGAGCAATCAACACCGGCCGCCTAGAGGAGCCGGCTGTCAGACGTGAGGGCAGGGGATGGGTTATTGATCCTGCCCTGGCAGATGAGCAGTGGGCCACCAGGACCGGTATCTCGGTCAACAATCCAAGGCCCCCCGCTGCAGTGGTCAGTTCACCGAGGCGGCAAGCATCTACCGCTCCGCATCCTCCCGCACCTGGCGGCCCCAGTTACGCGGAAGCGAGACGTGCCAGGGAGGTCTACCGGGCTGAACGAGAGCGGCTTGAGTTGATGAAGGCGAAAGCTGAGCTAGTGCTAGCTGCTGACGTGAGACAGGAGGCATCGCGCTTGGCGCGGCAGGTGCGTGATCTGCTGCTGATCATTCCCAACAGATTGGCAGCTAAGCTCGCCGGCATGACGGATCAAGATCAAGTGAGGTCAGAGCTTCAGGCTGAAATCGAATCAGCGCTACGAGGGCTAGCCGATGCCTGAAGCTGCGCCCCTTTACAGACAGGCCTTTGTCAAAGCGCTACAGCCGCCGCTCAACCTGACAGTCAGCGAGTGGGCGGATAGGGAGCGAATTCTTACGCGGCGATCGACTTCAGAGCCGGGTCTGTGGCGAACTGATCGTGTTCCGTTCCTGAAGGAACCGATGGATTTGCTTAGTCCTCGGGAGCGAAAAATAAAGCGGGTTGTGCTTATTTTTGGCTCGCAGTCTGGGGCAAAGACCGAGTGTGGTCTTAATTGGCTAGGTCGAACGATCGCCATGGATCCCGCGCCGTTCTTGGTGATGTTTCCTACGGAAGCATTTGCTAAACGTCAGATCAGGCAACGGCTTACACCATTGTTCAAAGACACTCCAGCTGTAGCCGCTAAAGCGATAAGCAGTAAATCGCGCGATGCTGCTAACGCTATGTTCCTGAAAGAGTTTGAGGGCGATATGCTGCTGAGCATTATCGGCGGCAACAGTGGTAGCGCAGCCCAGGGTATGCCAGCTCAGTATCTATGGGCTGATGAAGTTTCATCATTGCCGCTAGAGATTGATGATAAGGGCGATCCATTAGAAAATGCAGAGGCTCGTCTTACCAACTTTCCAGATCGCAAAACCCTGCTCACCAGTACACCGGGAACTCGGGGCGCCTGCCGCATTACCGCAGAGTTCGAAACTCGCAGCGATCGCCGCCGTTACCGCGCGTTGATGCCATGCTGCGACGCGCTGGAGGTGCTGCGCTGGGAGCACTTCGTATGGGACCGTCCCGATGGTGATGTGTGGTGTCAGTGCCCAGCGTGCAATGAGAGAGTCGCTCAACACCACAAAGCGACCATGCTGGCGGGCGGAGAATGGAAGGCGACCGCCAGGGGCGATGGCGAGACCGCGGGGTTTCATCTGCCTGGCTGGTATGCGCCCTACGGGTGGTTGATGTGGGAGAAGATCCGAGACGAGTTTCTTAGGGCTAAAAGTGATCACTTGCTTCTGAAGGGCTGGGTAAACAAACGCGCCGCCGAGGCCTGGGAGGATGCCCTAGAGAATCTGTTCAATGCCGAGGGCCTGGCCAAGCGCCGACAGGACACGGCAGCCGGCAACAACTACCCGGCTGGCAGCGTGCCGGATGGCGTGCTGGTGATCACCGCAGGCGTTGACGTGCAGGGCGGCGGCGGCTCGATCGGTGAGCGCATCGTGGTGACTCTCTGGGGCTGGGGCAGGGGCGAGGAGGGCTGGCACCTTGGCCACTGGGAGATCCATGGCGATCCGCAAGGCAATGAGGTTTGGGAGCAGCTCGACCGGATCGCCGACACCAAATGGAAACGGAACGACGGCACTCAGCTGTCGATCATTCAGGGGGCCATCGACGATGGCGGCAACGCAACCCACCGCGTCCGCGACTACTGCCGTACTCGCGGGAAATGGGTGCCGGTCAAGGGCGGCAGCCAGAGCGGCAAGGCCATCATCGGCAAGGGCCAGGCCGTAGACATCAACCGCAAAAATCAGGCGATCCAACGGCATTCGGTGCTGCTGTATCCGATCGGCACCGACACCAGCATGGCGCACCTGCAGGGCCGCCTACGGAGCGACACACCGGGTCCGGGATACTTGCACCTGGGCGAGGCCTCAACTGATCAGTTCCTGGCGGAGCTATTCCCGTGGAAGCGCCGGCCCCGGATGGTGAAAGGGTTTACCCAGTACGAATGGTTCCTCCCGCAGGGCGAGCATGACGAGGGTGGCGACTGCACCCGCTACGCCTACGCGGCCCTGCAGCTGGTGGCCCGGCGCTACAACCGCGCGACAATGTGGGATCAACTGGAGGCGCAGCTGAAGGGGAGCGCCAGGACTGGAAATTGCTTTGCTCGCCGTGGCTGAAAATTACTAGCCTGTAACCATGAGCGGAATCAGCCTCGCAATTGCAACAGAGCGACTGCAGCAGTACCTGGACGCAGAGGCCAAGGTATTGACTGGGCAGCAGTACAGCATTGGCGACCGGTCATTAACCCGTGCCAATATCGCTCAGATCAGGGAGGGGATCAAGTACTGGGATGCTGAGGTCAAGCGCCTAAGCGCTGCAAACAGCGGTCGCGGTCGGTCTCTCGCAATCAGGCCTAACTGGTGATGGCCAAGCGCAAGAAGCCACCGAAGCAGCCGCCGTACAGGCCGGCAATGTTTGCCAATGCTGGGGCCATGGCGTTTGGCGGCATGACGGGCTCAAGCCGAATGGCGCAATCGCCGCGGTTTTCGATGTGGCGCCCTCAGTTGCTAGATGCTGATGGCGTTGCTCAGTATGAACTGGCTGACCTGCGTGCGTTTTCGCGTGATCTGGAGCGAACCGCACCGGTAGCAACGGGGGCTATCTCTACACGGTGCTCTTACATTGTCGCTGCAGGCATCAACCTGCAGAGCAGAATTGATGCTGAAGAGCTGGGCTTAACAGATGATCAAGCCAGCGCTTGGCAATCGTTTACAGAACGGCGGTTTTCGATGTGGGCAGAATCGCCTTTTGCTGATGTGCATGGAGAATTGAACTTTTATGAACAGCAAGAACTGGCGCTAAGGTCGCATGATGTATCCGGGGATTCTTTCGTATTGCTTGCTGGTAAATCTCGGCAAGGATGGCCATTCAGGCTGGCAACGCAAATCATAGAAGCTGATCGCGTCAGCAATCCAAACGGCAGAATAAATGCCGGTACTTTAGTTGATGGTATTGAGCGTGCCATTGATGGCGAACCATTGCGGGCTCATGTTGCCAAGTATCATCCTGGAAAAATTATTCCCGGTTCGGCTAATGAATGGACGCCTATAGATTTTTTGTCGGCTTCAGGTCGCCGCAATCTGTTGCATCTCAAGAAAATAAAGCGTCCGGGTCAGACAAGAGGCCTGCCTATTCTTGATCCAATCATTGCAACAATCAAGCAACTTACAAGGTATTCTGATGCGGAAGTTGACGCAGCGGTGAACAGCGCCGCTTTAGCGCTATTTGTGACAATGGATTCAGAGGCTTATACGGATATTCTTAACGATGAAGAACAAATATACAAAAGACAAAAAGCAGCAGAATGGGATGGTGTCATAAACAGCGGCAAGGCTATCAACCTTATGCCTGGTGAGTCCGTATCAAGCCCAAGCCCTGGCAGGCCTAACCCGAACTTTGATCCTTTCTTTGGGGCAATGTTGAATATCTGCAGCATTGGCCTAAACATGCCCAAGGAGATCCTGGCGAAAGCGTTCAACGCCAGCTATTCAGCCAGTCGCGCTGCATTGATGGATGCCTGGCGTACGTGGAAAATTGAGCGCACTTGGCTGGCCCGTCGGATGTGTCAGCCGATCTACGAAGAATGGCTGGCAGACGCTGTAGCGCTCGGCATTATTGATGCCCCTGGATTTTTCTCCGATCCCTTCATCCGCGCTGCGTGGTGTCGCACTAGCTGGTGCGGTGATGGCCCTGGCGCCCTTGATCCACTGAAGGAAGCCACTGCAGCAGAGAAACGAATTGAGATCGGTCAAACAACTCAGGCTGAAGAAATCGTCGCTTAT